GCCGGCGGGCTGGCGCGGCACGATGCTGAGCCTGGCACGGCAGGGACAATCCGAGCAGATCATCCGGGAGCAGCTCCGCCTGTCAATCAGCCTGTGGTACGGCTTGCTTCGGCGGGATCCAAAATTACGCGATGCAGTCAAAGCGTCACGTGAAGTGAGACTATCCCGACGTCTGGGCGTCGCGGTCTGAGGAAGAGAGATCGTATGTCTGAACTTGGCAAAAAGCTCAACTACCCCCAGACCTCGCAGATCAAGGACGAGGCCACGCGGGTCTATGCGCGCAAGCTCACGCGGGTTTTGGACGACCTCAAGGCCGAGTTGATGCGCAGCCTCAAGCAGTACATCGACCAGCAAGTGCAGAACGTCGTCAATCAACTTGGAACACTCGACCACGGGGCGCTTCAGGGCTTGCAAGACGCTGAGGACCACTTGTACGCCTTCCTGCATGATGGCTCAAGGGCCTTCACGGGCACAGGGCCGGGCTTCAAGGACGAAGACAACATGGCCTCGAATAGCGACGTGGCCGTTGCCAGCCAGCAAAGTATCGTCGAGTACGTCAAGAGCCAGATACCGGATTTGAGTTTCATCACCGACCTGCTCAGCGGCCCGCTGGGGTCCGTCATCTACATCTGGGAGGACGATGAGGGTGAGAGAATCTTCAAGCTGCTTATTCCCGGCTACTACGGCCAAGTCTTAGTGACCGCGGGCGAAGATGAGCGGCCGTTCTGGGATTGGGTCTGGGAATCGCCGGGCGCCGAGGGCTCGCCGTCGATTGTGTTCTACCTGGTGGTCGAGAGCAGCGTAATCGCTGGCAAGATCACGCCGGACCATCAGATCGCCGCGAGCGCTGCGATAGGCAGTGACTACGGCTCGAACCTGGGGCCGAACGAAGACTGGTTCGAGGATTTCGACCGAAGCATCAGCATTTCACAGAGCGCCGCGAAGATCACGATGGACCATAGCGAGGCGGTGGACCTGTCGGGGGACATGACCATAGAAATTGTGATGGACGTAACGGGGCCGAGCGCCACTCCAAGCATAAGCCCTTCCGTGTCACCTTCACTGTCTCCCAGTATCAGCCCTTCGATTTCTGTTTCGCCGAGCGTCAGTCCGAGTGCTTCACCTTCCCCTTAAAGCTAAAGGATAAACCTATGAAAGATGCAGTCATAGAAACCAAAAGGAGTACGACCAATGCCAGAAATTGAGATTAGACCCAAAGGGATTCGAGCGACACCATCAGCGACCATCATCCGGCCACAGAAGACAATCGACCTGGCCGGGGCCGTCGCCCTGGAGCTGCTCTTGCAAGTGAAAGACAAAGACGGCCGGATTACCGAGGAGCGCGTCGAGCAGGGGCACAGCTTCTTAGCCAACTTCATCAAACTGCTGTACTGCTCGATGATGGCGCACCCCGCGCCGATGTGCGACGGTGCGACGTTGCAGCTTGTCGATACCAGCGGGATCGCGCGAACGGGAAGTAGCTATTATGCCCTGGCCAGCAGCGGTGGGCTGTACACGGGATTTATGCAGGCGAACGCGGGCGTAGGTTCCACGAGCTGGGGCGTCCTCGTCGGGACGGACGATGGGACAATCCTGCCGAAAGATATCCTCAACTACGCCCTGGGCGATAAGATTGCTCACGGCACAGGCGCGGGCCAGTTGAGCTACGGTGATTCATCCATCGTTCCGATCACGCATGACGGGGCCACGTACTCATATGCAGGAATTACCCGAAGCTTCTCGAATGGCTCGGGCAGCCCTATCAACGTGAAAGAGATCGGGCTTGCGACGACGTGTTACTGGGATACGTCAACCCTCCGCTATTTTTTGCTTGCAAGGGACATCTTAGGGGTTGCGGTAACAATTCCGACAGGCCAAGCCCTGACCGCTTCCATTAGACTGAAATGCTATTGTTGAGGAGTTACCATGCTTAGAGCATATTTGAAAATCACGAAAGAAACGGTGGATCATCGAATCGAGGTCGTCGCGGACCAACCGTCGCGGAGCTTCCTGCTGCAATTCCCGTCGCTCATGGCGCGGCAGTGGATGCAGACAACGGATACATGCAAAGATACTGCAGGCCAAGTGATAAGTACGTACAGTGCCGTGCGGCTGCCGTTCCACGTTTTAGGCTCTCCCGGATATGGACGGACCCTGCATGTAACAAGTAGCTACTTCCTTGACATGACGATGGACGCGGACGGCTTGGGTATGGTCATCGGCACGGACCCCGCCGCCGTGCAGCCGGACCAGTACGCTTTAATTTCGCAGATTCGGTCGGGCGAGACGGCCGGAAAGGTGATGTACTGCGGGACGCATCTTTACGGCCTGACGATTAACGCCACGACTGATGAGGCCAGTTTCAAGGTGGTGGGTATCTTTCACAACATAGGTGGCGGCAATGTGAGTATCAACGAGGTAGGAATTTACGCCAACGGGGCCAGCCCTGGTGATCCTCATCCCAACGAACAGAAATACGGAATTTCTCGCGATGTCGTTTCGACTATTGTTCTGGCGGATGCGGAGTTCTTGCGGGTCGAATATACCATCGGGATCGCGACGTGAGATCGAAACATGGCGAAGAAAGCACAGAAGGCGGCGAAGAAGCCAGCACAAAGCAAAGCTGGTCGCTCGTTCACGGTCAAGCAGCAGCGGCTTATCGACTGCTACGCTGGCGACATCCAGGAAGCGGCCAAGAAAGCCAAAATCTGCTATGGCTATGCGCGGCAACTGCTGACAAAATCTAACATTCTGGCCGCGATCAAAAACCGGCAGGAAACAGAGGTCCGACCCAAAGACATCGCCGACCGGCAGGAGCGGCAGGCGTTCTGGACGAAGATCATGCGCGACCGCAAAGAGGAAACCAAAGACCAGCTCAAAGCCTCTGAATTGCTGGGTAAAAGCGAGGCCGACTTTACCGAGAACCTGTCTCACCGCTTCCCGGAAGGCTGCGGCGTGCTCGTTGTGGGCGGAGATACCGACCCGGAAAAGTGGAAACGACAATCGCAGGCGCATCATGGAAACGGCAGCGGCAACGCAGGACATACAGGTTGAACCGAACGTCATCTGGCAACCTCACCCTGGAAGTCAGACGCTCTTTCTGAGCTGTCCGATTTACGAAGCTCTCTTTGAAGGCACGAGGGGACCGGGCAAGACGGATGCCCTGCTGATGGACTTCGCTCAATTCGTGGACCGGGGCTTCGGGCCGGAATGGAAGGGGCTGCTATTCCGCCGCGAGTACAAGGAATTTGACGATCTCGTTGAGAAGTCAAAAAAGTGGTTCCCGCACATCTTCCCCGGCGCGAAATTCATCGAGAGTAAGGGCGACTACAAGTGGATTTTCCCCGGCGGCGAAAAGCTCTACTTTCGCGTAGCCAAGAAAATCGACGACTACGACAGCTATCACGGGCACGGCTACCCCTGGATCGGCTGGGAGGAATTGACGAGCTGGCCGACCGAGGACTTGTATATCACCATGCTCTCGATCTGCCGTTCGGCGTATCCGGGTATGCCGCGTCGCTACCGGGCAACCTGCAATCCCTGGGGGGTCGGCCACCACTGGGTAAAGGCGAGATTTATCGACCCCATGCCGCGCGGGGTCGTTATGACGGACGAGGTAGGCCGGGAGCGAGTGTCGATTCATGGCTCGATTTGGGAGAACACCCACCTGCTTGAGAACGACCCGGAGTACCTCAAGAACCTGCAAGCGCAGAGCGGCGCCAAGCGGCTGGCATGGCTGTTCGGCTCATGGGACATCGTAGCCGGTGGCATGTTCGGCGACGTTTGGGATCCAAGAACCCACATTGTTGAGCCGTTCCAAATCCCGCGAAGTTGGCGCGTGGACCGTTCGTTCGACTGGGGTAGTGCCCGGCCTTACTCTGTAGGCTGGTGGGCGGAATCGGACGGCTGCGATATTGTCCTGCCCGACGGTACGACGCGGAGCACGCGGCGGGGCGATCTGTTCCGTATTGCTGAACTTTACGGCTGGACGGGCAAAGCCAACGAGGGGACGCGGGAACTGGCTGTCGAAGTGGCTCGCAAGGTCAGAGCTTTCGATACGAGCAACGGCCACAAGGTCCATCCCGGCCCCGCCGATACGACGATCTTCGATACCGAGAACGGGGTCTGCATTGCCGACGATATGGCGCGCCTCGGCGTTGCATGGCTTCGGGCGGACAAAAGGCCGGGCAGCCGCGTCAACGGCTGGGAGCTGATGCGCGAGCGGCTCAAGAACGCTATCACCAAAGAGGGGCCGGCCCTCTACGTGTTCGACACGTGCAGGCAATTCATCCGCACGGTTCCGGTCTTGCCGAGAGACCAGACCAACGCGGACGACATCGACACCGAGGCCGAGGACCACGTTGCGGACGAAGCACGTTACCGGATACTGGCAAAGGGAAAATTCTTTTCGGAAGGACATTTGGCATGATCGAGGACATCAAAACAACGCCGCTGAACCATCCGCACACCGACGTAGAGCTTCGCAACCAAGCCAAAATCATCTATGGCGGCGTCAGTTGGCCCGCCAAGCGTCCGGGCTTCGCGGTCATCGTAGCTATGCTCTACGAGAAGCACTTCGACAGTCACGACATCTACCTGCTCGAAGAATTCGAGAGCTTCAATACACGGGAGTTGGTCAGGCAATGCGGCGCCATGGACGCTCGCTACAAGCCGAGCCTGTGGATCGGAGATAACCGCAACGAGGCCGCCGGCAGCTTCCTCAACGAAATGGCTGATGAATTGCAGGCCCCGGCAACGCCGGCAATAGCCCGCAGATCGTTCTACGTCTGCCCGACGATGATGTTGGAAATGAACCAGCTCTATGCGTACATTCTGCCCCACCTGAGAAACCAGTTGGAGCCGGGGCGCAAGCTGCTGTTCCTCAAGAGCAGCAAACTGGTCGATTATCTCGCGGACATCGAGGAAAAAGAGATCGCCGATTTGCAGTTCGGGGATTTCCCGGCGATAGAGGCCCTGGCGTTCGCGGTGATCGAGCTTCGGAACCACTACCCGCCCGAGAAACCCATCTACCTTGACGGCAGAGGCGGGGACGCGGACGAGAACGGCATGGCTGAATCGTACACCATTCAAGAAATGCTGTGAGAGATAAACGCGGTCCGGCCTTCCCTTTGAAAAACACCCATGCCAGAGGCACATTGACAAACGAACGCACTTCAGCCGACTCACAGGCCGAAGCGCCCGAGAACCCGTCAGGCTGCCGGGCGTGCGGAGCGCCGCGAGAGCCTGGGCATACCTACTGCCCGACGTGTAGCCGAGAGCGGAAAGTAAAGTCGAACCGGCAACGCCGGATGCGGGCCTACCGAAAGGCGCGAGAATGTAGCGCTTTTGTACCCGTTTGAGCCGGACCCGTCCCGTACAGCCTTTCGGCATCGTTCGCTGGCTGGTGCAAGCGTGGTGAACGCTCAGTGGCGTTGGTGGGCAAGCTATGACTTAACTGCGAAACGTCAGAAGGCGCAAATCTGCCACTCAAGGGAAATTCTCCGGCCAGCCGGTCCACGGTCCAGGGGCAACACAGCAAAAGAGGGGCGGATTGTCTTCAGGCATGGAACGGTCCGGCAGAATCACGGACGGAGGGGTGATCGTCAATTCCACGAGCCATAGACCGCCGTAGATGACGCCTGTAGGGATTCTGTGCGGTAGTTGAGCCGTCCGGGTGTAAGCCGATGAAGAACAGGGTATGATGGGCAGTTGTGCCGATGTTGAGCGGTAGAGACGATGCAGCAAAACGAAAGGGGCCAGATACGCTTGACCGTGAGTTGCAACAAGCCAGGAGGCGGGCCTTCTGCGAGGGGGTCCGCGAGGGTGAACGGCGGACAAGGGAGCTTATCACCAATCTAACCACGACCAACCAGCACCTATTGAAGCTCGTCAACCTGATCGACTTGAAATATCCCGTGTCTGGTATCACGGTGAGCTTTGGCTTTGCCGAGCAGCTTATCCGCACCCTGAGAGGGCGAAACCCGATAGCCTGCGCAAAACTCGCCGACCAGGTTGAGAGCATTGTGGACGGCTGCAACTGCGAGTTGGGCAGCGACCTGGCGGCAATGGAGCGGGAGCTTGTCGAGCTGGTGGGCTGAGAAACACGCGGTGGAGATTCGGCTACTGGCCGCCTGGCGAATCAGAGAGCTTGTGCCAGTAGTACCTGCTGAAGAGCGGCGCAAGGGTAGATACGTCCAAACGTCGGACGTATTCCCAAACAAGCAACGTCTTTCTGAGTTTCGCAAGCTGGCCCGGAATGAGCCGACCCGTCTGTGATAGCCTTGAGAGGGTGTTCGTCGGCTGGTCCAAGCGTGGCGCGGCTTCCTGCGTGCTCCTGGCGAAGCTGTGAGCCGACACGGATTTAGCCGAAGTGCGAACACAAACGAGCATTGACCAAGCGATTTAAGCTGATGTTTTCTTCGGCAGCCTCGACTGTGAGTTCACGATGCACTTCAGGAGGCACGCGAACAACGAATTTTCCGCTATAGTGCTGACAACTCAGCGGTTCGGGGACCGGCTCCCCACTTCTCTTCATATCTTTAACAACATCGGCTACAACATCCAGGATTCCCCGCACAGCTTTTTCAGGAGTAGGAGCCAAATAGCTTAGACTTGGAAACTCTGCGCACAGACCGACAAACTCACCGTCGTCTTCGGACCATATTACGCGATACGTATAGTGCGTAATCTTAATCTTTACCTTTACGCTCATTCTTTCTCCAACCTCTCGATTGCCTTGAGTACCTGTTTTACCTGATAGGCCTTAGCCATGCCTTTGTCGTTCTGGATATTCACCCTGGGATCGCCCGGCCAAGGTGTTTTATAGAAGCGATGACTACTGCGAATCTGCCGAGCTGTCCCAAAATACTTATCGCAAACCTGACAAAGTTCTCGGAAACGCACTCCTTTTGGGTTCCGTCGCATTACCTCTAAGATGTCGGCAATCCGTTCCCCTGACATAATTAAATAGTACCAATATTGATACTATAGGTCAACAAGAAAGTTTCTAAAAGATATAAAAAAACACTAAAAGACGTTAAAAAATATTGTGAAATATATAGGACTAAACTTAAACAGCGGTTTTCAGCCAGAAAACGGCGTTTTGAGAAATCAAAAGAATCAAAGAAATCAAACGCCCTGCATGATACATCTTGCCCACAAAGAAGGCCCGGACACACGCCCGGGCCTCCCTAAGACTGTCGGTCAACAGTCCTGAATTACAGAAGGGGGCCAGCTTTGCCAGCCCCTCTGTGTGTGTTTTTTAGCTCGGTCGAGCCTTCCTGCTGTGTGCCAAGATGATCCTCACGGGCATATCCTACCCCGCCGGGAGCCAGAGGCAAGAAAGATTTGTAAAGATTTTTCTG